ACCTTTTGCCATGCCCATGGTCGCCACCCCTGCAGCCATTTGCATCGGGCCCGTGAGAGCACCTACGATACCCTCATTCCGCTGCTGCCGCCCCATCTCTTTCTTAGCTTCCGCCGCTGCTTTAGCATCAAAGCCATACTCGATGTCACGGGTTGAGCGCCGCTCGCGGATATCTCGCTCGCGCTCTCGGGCCCCCGCTAAGTTCGTCAAGGCTTGAGTCTGTTGTTGTTGTTGGTCTAATGCAAGTTGTCGCTGCTGGCGCTGGGCTTGTGAAGATGCCGCCAGAGTAGCCCCCAGACCGCGTGCTCCAAACTGTTGCGCCGACTGAGCAGTGGTGGCAAGAGAACGATTGATGTCCTCGGTGCGCATCTGGACGAGCCTCTGGTCGTATGCATTCTTAACCGCGTCAAAGTACTCTGATGGCGTAGACAGCGATGGCTGACTGTTCATTAGCTTCTGCAGGTTTGCATTCGCTGTCGCCAACTCTGCCCTGCCTTCTTTGAAAGCCTTCTGTCCGGCGCCAATGTCCATGATGCCGCCAACGGTCTGACCGAATCCCTCAGCAATCATGCCTACACCAAGGGCGCTGTTGTCCATCGTCGGTGCCGATAGAGTCGAGGGCGGGGTTGGTGTAGTGCCAGCCAGCTCAGAAGCCAAGTTTACATTTTCTGGTCCCATTACTTATTGTTTTCGTTGTGAAGCGGCGACGGGGCGAAGTTGAAGTTGACGGCGTGGAGCTCGTGCGCTGTGGTCGCTGCATTGGTCATTGCCGCCTGAAGGTAGTAATCTCGAATCGGGTCTCCGTTTGACCGTGCCGCAGAGTATGCGAACAGGTCCCGACCAACCACAAGGTTGCTTGCGTCGCTCACCGTAATCGCAGTGCGAGAATCGACGCTGCTAATCGTAGCGGAGGCGTCTTCAATATCGGTCTTGCTAGAATTCGTTTGATACACGGCGTCGCCAATGCCAAAAGGCAAGTTGCTGATGCGAGAAGTCATGGTCACCTTGGCACCATCGATGGCTGAGATGACACCGAGGTGGATGCGATGAGACGTGTTGTCGGTGTCTGTCCCCTCGTCTCGACCGATGTGGGTGTAGTACATCCCCTCACGCTCGTCCCACTCTGTAGTTCCAATAGTTGCAGCTTGAGTGTTGTTGCTCAACGCCACAGACCAGTTGCCACTATCGCTCTCTAAGGACATCGCGTTGTACGCCTTAATCTGTGACGGGTGGCCTCGGCTGATGACGGTGAGCTCTGAGCTGTACGGCACCTCGTAGAACGTATTGTACGCGGCGTTGGTGTTGTGTCGATACATCGCACCATCCTTGAAGCTAAAGAACTTGTTCTGGATACTGGCGTACATCTCCGGGGAGAACGAGTATCGGGTCAGCCAGAACTGAATCTTAGGGCTATACGCAAGGGTGTTAAACGCCTGAGCTTGACGATTGGCGAAGGTGATACTGACGTTGTTGTCGTTAGTACCCAGCACTGCCGTGGTGGGCAGCGTTAGCTCATTCGTCCGCAAGTTGTAGGTCGCCTCTGCCGTGTGCAACCCATCAGATGTAACTACATCTACATCGATGGTGGATGAACTACCGGCAAGGTCTGGCTCCACATACATCCCGACCGATTCAGACAAGAGGTCAAGGTATGCTGTACCCTGCCCGTGCTCGTCCCACACAAAATCTAAATCTGCCTCGTCCCAGTTAAAGTTGGCTTGGTCCAGTTTAGATAGTCCCGTGTTTGAGAACATGGGCCGGACGTAAGCATCGACCTCTGTTTGGCCGTCTGTCAGTTCTGTGCGAACGGGCACGATGCCGACCACGGTATTGCCGACGGTAATATTGATGCTGGGCAACTCCAAGAGACTCGTGACAAACTCATTGTTCTCAGGGTCGAAGCCGCAAGGAATCTTCGGGTACGCAGTAGCAGTCGTCAGGGCCGCAAACAGATTTTCGAAGTAAGACTCCATCTTGTTCTCACTAATCGGAAGAAGCTGCCCCTCCTTGAGCTGAACGATGCGTCCGCTCTCTGCGTCGCAGAAATAGATTTGCCCGAAGCGAGACACCACGCTTTCAGGGTTGCGGCCCGGTCCGAAGGTACCGGCATAGTAGCGTTCGCTACCCAACACATTCGAAGATGTCACGAGCTGTCCATCCCCAGCAGACTCGATAAGAGTGCGCTCGACGGGCTGCAAGGCCACTTTCTTTTCGTGCATGACCACCAGCCCAGTACCCTCGTCGATGAGGTGGGTGATGCTGCCATACTGAGGGTTGTAGTCTTTGAACGGGAAGAGAGCAGGATTGAACTCGCTGAGAGTCAGCCGGCTGTTGTCCAGACTGTACCGATTGCTGTAGGTTAGGGATGTGTTTCTCAGGAGCTCTTCAGCCTCTGGGTTCTCAAGGTGCGGGCGACCAAGGTCTGTGGCGTTAGACTCGAAGAAGTCGCTTACGTTCGGAGACTCCACAAGAAACACTCGGTATGTGTGCTCGGCCACCAAGCTGGGGTCGAAGCGAAGTGTGATGCCGCCAGTGGTAATCTCTTGCTCCTTGTTTACCATCTGCTCCCGAGGGCGCAAGTAGGAGTCCCCATGGGTCAAGGTGATAACGCCGTGGTGTACGCTTCCCGGGGTGTTGGTGCCCGTCGCGACAGTCACCCCTGAGTATCCAGTTGGAAAGCTACTGAGTTGAGGGCTAACAGAATACAGGTACTCTCCGGTATCAATGTCCTCAAAGACGCCGGTAATCGTAACCTCATCGTTTGCGCTGATGCCAGTCTTCTGCACCAAGTCCCCAGTGTATAGACGCTGGGAGCTTCGGAACCGGTCTGGCCCCACAGTAGTAATTGTAAAGGTCGGCGCGGTAGTATTGTCTCGGTCGCCAGCGTGGGTCAGAACAGAGTTAGCGGTGACGATGTCCCGCTGCTCTCCCATTTCATAGAACACCTGTGTGTCCACACGCTTCTTAGGACGGAAGATTTCTACGACAACCTGTTGAGACCAAAAGTCTTTTCCGCCAGCGATAGCAGAGCGGTCAAAGTTCTCGACCCCATCGTCACGGAGGATGAGCCACCAGCCAGTGCGACGGAACTCCTCGGACGCCGAGTCATTGATGAAGATGTCGACAGGGTTCTCCTCGTTGTCTTGAAAGTATTTGAAGTCGGTGACCGTGAACTCCGAGTACGGTCGCAGCACGTCCCCATTCGGGTCGGTGTACTGGATGATGCGGAGCTTGTCGCCCTTCAAGAACTTATACTCAACGTCGCCGCCCTTGGACTCCTTGTACGACACAGACTTTCCCTCCAGAGTACGGAGGGACACCATGATATACTGAGAAAGCCCCGCGCCCCCAACGGAGCCGATAACTGGGCGGGTGCCCGAGCCAGTCCCAGAATAGATGTCGGTGAAGGATGTCTTACCCGCTAACCCCGCCTCTGCGACAGTGCATTGCAGGTACATGTCATACGTCGTGTTCTTGCTGTAAACAGGGGCGTATGATGTAGCCCACGGGGGCGGGGTGTGGGTAAGGCGCAAGTCCATCAAAGACCTACCGTTGAAGCCCAGCCGAGACGTATCACCAAAACGGGCAACTTCTCCAGAAGCAATCTTCTGCACGAAGCTCGGACGATTCCGGTCGTCAAAGTAGACGACGCCGAAATCATGAGTGGCTGAAGACTTGAACGTCTTCGTTGTGCTTACGTCAGCTTGAATGCGCAAGACAAAGCCTTCAAGGCTCATGCCACGCAAAGAAGTGAGGACCGCACCCCCTACACCTGCACCGTCCTCTACAATGTTATCAATAGGACGAAGCTGAGAGTCGTTGGTGTCAGTAATGCTGGAGCTGTTGGCGAGGTCTGAGCCACTAAACGAGAAGCTAAACTTAGCGCCTTGTCCGTTCCAGTACTTGACAGCACCCTCCTCACCCCCACCGTCTGCATTCTCTGGCAGAATGTTTTCGTTCAACCCATCACTGAACTCAACGTTGTCTGAATCTGCGTAGTCGAAGTTCAAGGAGTTGTTGGCGCTGGGCCAGCCAGAATCTGTAAGCGGATTGTCGTCGCCAGCGACAATGTCTTGACGATGGACATAGGCGAGGTGGCTCGCTTGGAAGTCAAAGTCCGTACGGTAGAAGTTGCATCGGATATTGTCAGTGCCAGCGTCGTAAGTGGCGTTGAGAATGGTGAACTCCATGCCCCCCTCAAACCAGAGGTAGCATAGGCGGCTGGCCTTGTCGTTGGAGTTTACTGCAAAGTCTGAATCCTCGAACCCCCCGTTTTCATCGAGGAAATAACCCATCGTGGTCACGCCCTTGAACCATTTCGAAGCTCGTCCATAGTCGTCCGTGCCGTCATCGGTCTGACTCCAGTTATCATCTGGGGTGGACTCCGGGGAAACGCTGATGTTCGAGGTCAGACCAATCAGTTCGCTTCGGATGGCGTTGATAAGCTGAGTTTTATTTGAAATGTTAGAGACTTGGAAATCAACAGCAAACTCGATGTTCTGTTGGGGCACAAGGTTCTTGAATGTAGAAGTTCCCCGCAGTGCTGCGTTTGGCTTGTTGAAAGTGAATGAGTCAAGGGTTCCGTCATCGTTGCCGTCTCTAACAAATGGGGCGAAGAGCAAGAGTCCGCCCATGCCCTCTTGGTCGCTATCATTGTTGTCGAAGCCGGGGTTGATGGTTTCAGTGTCTCCAACAAGAATATCCTTTTTAAAGTAGCCCTCTTTCGGGACATACCGAACATCGCCGCCCGCATCAAAAACATCAGACTCTGAGCTGTCGTTGCGGAAGCTCACGGCATGAAAAGAAACCTCGCTGGCGGAGATAGAAACGAGAAAGCTCACGCTGCCACTTTCAATCTCGATGCCTTCCGGCACCTGACTCATGTCGATATCAAAACTCAAGTATCGAATCTGATAGTCGTCATAGGTCTTGTTACGCGCGACGGCATCTGAGGCCAGCGACTTGTTCTTGTTCTCTCCCGCAGGGATGTCTCCAAAAACACGCAAGGCGGTCCGGTATGCATCCGTACTGCCGTTTGAGGTGGTGGTCGTAGATACATCACCATTGACTACAGGGATGCCCTTTGTCGAGTGATACACCGGCGAGGCAGTTCCGCGCGTGGTGATGTTTGGGAAGCCCTCGATGTAGTTCCCGTAAAAGAGTCTGTTGTTTGAAAAGGCTTGCGTGGATGCCGAGCGAGGCACGGCGTCATACAGTTTATTGGCCTCTTCGTCACTCAGTACTGGGTAGCTCTTGTCGTTCAAGAAGTCCACCGTAAACGCACCGGCGACATTGTCGACCTCATCCACCTTGTAAAAGGCTTGGTCATTGTTCTTCCTTGCATAGACGCGAATGCGCTCAACCGGGCCGTTGCTGCCCTGAACCGTGAGGCGCAACACATTGTTGGCCGACTCGAACAGGGTGGTAGAGGCTTGGTCGTAAGCCAGATGTGTAGAGCTGACAGCGAGCTTGCTGTACATGGACAGTGCGCTCACCTCTCCGTCGTCATACACATACTGATACGCAAACTGAAAGCAGGACTCTCGGAGGTTGTTATGCTTGACCTCGGGGTCCGTAACGAACTCAAAAGTGATGGGTGTCTGCGGGGGACGTTTGCATGCGGTGAGATACAGATTCTTTACGAAGTCTGTCCCGCTCGTCATCTCATCTGCGTAGCCATTCTGTAGTGCGCGGCTCGCATTAATCTTCCGTGGTTCATTGAGACCATCGGTGAAGTACAGGAGGTCTTCCTGAAACTGGTTGATGACAACGTCTGCCTTGACGAAGCCGTCTTGATTGAAGTTCAGTACATCATCCTCGTACAGCTTGACGTACCAGTTGTTGCTGACGCTATAACGGTAGATGCCATGAGCACCGCCACTGTTGTACAGGAAGAAATAGATGCACTTGCTGGCTTCACTGCTGACAGACCCAACAACCTTATTGGTTCCCTCAGTGGGGATTGCATCGTTGGTGGAGCGTGCAGCTACAGCCTCGTTCCCCTGTACGTTCTTGACTACCCCCGCGTCACCGTCAGCATCGTGGTCGATGCGAATGTTGAGGGCATCGGCCATCTCAACAGGCTTGATGAGTCGCGCATCTTCGTCCTGATTGAGATACTGGGGAATGAGCTTGTCGATAGCCATTAGTACTTCGGAGCTTGCTTGAAGTTCTTACGGATGGTCTTCAAGGCTTCCTCCTTACTGAACGACTGGAGGCGGGCGTTGGCCTTGCGTCGTTCGTTGTAGTACTCGGCGCGAGCCCGGTTCTTCTCTGCCATAGGCACATTGCTCTTGCGCTCCACCAGCTTGTAGTAGATGTAAGAGCGGAGGGCCTCTTCAGCCTCAACGTGGACGGTCGGGTTTACGGAGCGGGCTTCGTCGGCGATGTATTCGATGACAACCTCCTTGATGTCGGTGTTGACCCCCAGCTCAATGCGGTTCTGGTCGTAGTTCAGTCGGTACTGTCCTCGGTAGAATCCACCACCCAGACCGTAAATCTGTCCCACATTGTTCTGGTAGATATAGTTACTGAACACCACATAGTCATCGTCTCCGAAGATACCCAGCGTAGAGGTGCCCGTCTTTGCGTCCTCGCGGTCGTTGACCCCGTCGCCATCGCTGTCGATGTTGTTGCCGCCCGAGTCTGTTTTGTATTTCTGAGAGAAGTTCAAGTTGGGGTTCTCTCCCAACACATGAACCAAGCCATCGCTCCCAACAATACCAATCTTACTTAGCTGAACAAAATCGTCTGGTAGGTCTACCGTGTCGTTGCTGTTGACCGACAGCTTCAAAGACCGAACCCGTTGCAACATATCGAAGCCAAGCTCCCGAACGCCACGCAGGGCAAAGTTGTGTACGATAGTCTCACTGACGTTGTTGACGTAGTCACTGCCGTCTTGGGTCAGCAAGAAGTCGTTGACCACTTCCGTAATCGTGACGAGGTTTCTTGCCATTACTGTTGCGGTTGCTGGTTACTGTAGTTCATCACCGCTTGGTCGCGGAGGTTGATGCCGACCATCATTGCCATCTCCCGAACCAAGTCGGGGACGTAGTGGTCGGGAAGCTCAAAGTCAATCGTGCCGGTATCACTGTACACCTCCTTTCCGGCCACGGTAGTAAAGCCGAGCTTAGGCAAGGACGCTGTACGGACCCCTGCCGTAGTCAGGCCCTCTGGCTGCTTGTAGTAACGCAGATTAATCCGAAGGACGTTCTTGGGGTAGAGCACAATCTCGTTGCTCACGAAGGCAACCGGGCGGTCCGTTGTGGGTGCCGACAGGGTGCTATTCAGGACGTGGGCAAACTTCTCTTCATCGTAGATGATAGAGACGGGCTTTGTCGTTGAGGTGCCAAGCAGGACGTCACCGTAGGTCCGGATGGCAATGACCTTGGCGAAGTCGTCAGGGTAGCTGAAATGACTCCCTGTGGTTCGGGTGCGGGTAGCCTCTTTCGAAAATCGAGCGAGGTCTTCCTTGGCTTGCTTGATGAGAGACTTGTCTCCAGCACTATCGACGTTGCGGATTCGGAGACGCTCCAGACCCGTCAGTCTATCGAAGATGCTGTTGAATACCTTGGTCTGTGCAACAGGGGCGAACGCGTTGAAGTTTTCGGGGCTAATGAACCCCCGCTCGTCTTTGTTAGCCAAGTCTTGCAGAGCATTATATACTTCTCTTACGCTTGCCATATCAAAAACAAATATACAGAAAAAGGGGCCGGAGCCCCTTTCCCTACTATAGGTGCGAAGTTGTCAGGCCATGGCCTCCAACTGCCGTTCGATTTCAGATAGAACCGAGGCTCCTTGGTCAGTCATGACGAAGCGAGTGACCACCTCGACATAGCTTTGGCCTACGGGAATAGCGACGACCATCTTGCCGGTGTCGTGCCACACCACAGCGCCTCCGTTGTTCTTCAGGATATTGAAGTCAAAGGCTTGCATAACCGAACTCCGGGCGTTGACCAGCGGGTTGTTCAGCATGTCCAAGAACTTTCGTGGGTCACGCTTGGCTTGCATGACCAGCTCTCGCTTAATCTCCATGTTCTTCTGGTTGGTCTCAATGTTGAGAGACATAGCAAGCGGAAGGAGTTCGTCGATGGGGCGGCTCTTAACGATGCTGATTGCATCGTTGACGAGGAACTCGCGTTCGACTTCCTGCTCGGTGTTCTTTTCCTTCTCGACCTTCTTGAACAAGCTACCGCCGTTCGCCGCGTTACCGGGGTGCAGCTCAAGAAACTTCAACAGGTTGGGCTTTGTGCGCTCGACCAACAGCATCTTGTTTCGGAAAATCACATGGCCTTTAAGTGCGCCTTGCGATTGTTCGTCCTTGAAGATGGACGGCTCTTGAGGACAGTACTGAATACCACGAACGGCATCGGTTTCTTCATCGTAGACACTGAGATTGCCACTCTTGAGCTTGAAGAAAATACCACCCCCCGTAATCGTCTCATACAGGACGGGCATGGTGTTTTCGTCCTTGATAGTACGCTTAATAGGCGGCTTCTTCTGAACGGTGGCTTTGTTCTTAGCAGTGGCGGGCTTGGTTGAGGGGCGCCCCCGCCGAGGCGCCGCAGTCTGTTCTGTCATTGTATGTGATTGAATTTAAGAGGGGGTAAAAGAGAGGGGGCACTCCCCCCTCTCAGTTACCTATTGCTTTTACTCAACGGCAACACCACCACCGGCGCCGAGGTAAATCCAGTTAGAGCCAGTCCACATTGCTGTGGCAAATTCTCCAGTAGCATTTAGAGTAATCCGGTCAAGTTCGTTGTCGTCTCCCATAGGTCCCGTAGTAAAAGTAATAGCGCAATTGTGCGTATTAGTAGAACCACGGTCGTCCATGATAGTCAGCACGGTGCCGGCCACGGTAGCGTCACCAACTGTAATGGCACTTGCTTCGTTCACCGTAACATGAATGCGGCTGGTCTTGCCGTCCCACGTCGTTGTGGCTGTCGATGCGACTTGAATCGCGCCGTCAAGGTATAGGGGAAAAATATTCGCCATAATCTCGTGATTATGAAGATTGGGAGAGGGCCGAAGCCCCCTCCCTCACTTCAGTTTATCAGGCGGAAACGCCCTTGATGAGGATGTGCTGGTTAGCAGCGCGGGTCACCAAGTTGCACTCGGAACGGTAGTGGAACCGAGCAACGTCCTTGGTGTCGTTGGTGAATCCGAGGACTCCACCACCGGTCACCCAGTGCTCCATCTCGCGGCTGTAGCCGTTCGACGCCTTGTAGTTCATCTCCAGAGCCGGAGCGCGGTTGCCGCTCTTCGGGTCCGCCACGGTCGTCAGCGGGATGCAGACGCCAGCAGCGAGGTTGGCAGCGACGCCGTCGACGCCCATCAGCGTCGGGTCGTTCAGCAGCTTCCAAGTCTTCTTGTGGAAGGTGTATCCACCACGGGTGAAGCTCTTGAAACCAAGCTGGACAGCCATGTCGGCGCTGTTGCCGAAGGCTCCGAACTGACCGGCAAGACCAGCAGTAACCTGCGTAGCGATGCCGTTTGCCAACATGTTGTCGAGAGTAAGGCTCTGGTCGGTGTTGACGTACATGGCATACTCCGGCGGGCAGCCGTTCTTGTCCATCTCCTTGATGAGAGCGTCGAGGTCGACGAAGCCGCTGTTCTCTCCGATGACGTCGCTGGTCACCAGACCCCGGTCCTCCAGAGCAGCGAAGTAACCCTCGGTGCCGTCAAAGGAGTGGGCGGTGTTGGTGGCCTTCTGGCCGAGCAGGAGGGTGAGCTCCCGCTTGTCCATGAAACGCTGACGCGTGTCCTTCTCGGACTTGATGTACCAACGGTAGTCACCGCCGCCGACGTCGATGTAGCCGATGTTCGTGGCTTGGGAACCGGACACCTCGTACAGGTCCTTGACGATAGCGTAGCTGTTGGTACGCTTCACGACGTTGGACTGCAGGAAGCGGCTCGGCTGGTCCGTGCCTTGGTCGAACATGTTACCGACGATGGGCAGGGTAACGGTAGCGTTGTCATCAAGCGCAGTGGTCAGACCACCGGTGAGGAGAGACTTAGCCGTGATGGTGACTGCGTCCTCAGAGGTAGTGGAAACTGCGGTGACAACGAAGCGGTCCTGACCGCCGACAAGGAGGATGTCTCCCACGCGAGCCACAAGGGACTGGGCGT